CGCAGGCAGTCGTACCCTGGTCATCGCTCACGTTGACACAGTACACAAGGAGATGGGCGCTAACAAGATCAGGAAGACTGCGACTCACTGGTATGCCGATGGCGCCCCTCTCGGTGCTGACGATGGTGCGGGTGTGGCCATGCTCATGCACCTGATACATGCAAACGTCAAGGGCTACTACATCTTCAGCCAAGGCGAGGAGTGTGGGGGTATCGGTGCTAAGTTCTTGGAGAAGAACCACGCTGACCTACTCAAGCAGTTCGACAGAGCCATAGCGTTTGATCGCAGGGGTACTGATAGCGTCATCAGTCATCAGGGTTGGGGTCGTTGTGCGTCTGACACATTCTGTCAGGCGTTGGCTGGTGAGCTTAACTTGTGCGATGAGAACCTCATGTACTCACCCGATGACACAGGGGTATACACAGACACCGCCGAGTTCACCGACATCATCCCAGAATGTACGAACATCAGCGTAGGGTATGACCATGAGCACAGTCAGCAAGAGTGTCTCAACATCCATCACTACGAGCTACTGTCTCAGGCCGTCCTCCAGGTTCAATGGGACAAGCTGCCTACTGATCGTGACCCGACTGTGCCTGAGTACAAGACAACCAAGTATGACACCGCATGGTGGGCGAACTACAGTGTGTATGACGATGCGACCGCCCACAATACAAGGCTCGATAGCAAATACTTCGGCAAGTGGCAAGACGATGACTACTGGGAGACAGAGGACTTGCTTGACGCCATTGACGATGCGCTTGAGGAACGCTATGACTTCTTGCTTGAGCTTATCAGCGAGGCGGTGTATCCCGAAGATCCAAAGATAGCTGTGCGGTTCCTCAACCGCAGGCTACTCACCAAAGAATTACTACAAGAGGCCATCACAATGGCTCACACCTACGACTCGGCAACTGTACTGTGTACGTTGTTCGATGCCATTCACTGTGAAGCATAAGCGGGTCACTGTGACCCGATTTTAGAAAGGAGAAAGTAATGACCCCCAACATAATGCAAGCGGTCAAGGATGTTTACACCGAAGGCGACCCGATGGACTACACATGGGTTGACCTTGGTGATTTCGACCACATGCTTGATGATAAGTACGACAAGGTGATGGACGCTATCCCTGATCTGTTTAGCTCTGACCCTGCTGATCTGATGCTACCCTTTGAGCAGATGGGTATAGTTAGGTTGCGCGATCACTACAAAAACGGTGAGCCACTTAGCATAACCATTGAGCGCGGTGATGGTGCGTTGACTGTGCGCTTGCGTGGTAGGGGGGGTGACGTAGGGGCTATACGCAGTACGGGCAAAGAGCAGTTTGTTTCTTTTCCGCCAAACGAAACCGCCGAGAGCGTTATACAAACCCTGCGAGATAAGGGAGTTGAGTGTTCCACAGAAGGGCTTACTCCCGAGCGTTATGTATTCCAAATATGGAGTTCAATGGCCAGCCATCAGTACGCAGAGTACATGCGTAGGGCTATGGATATGCACGAGAGAACCCGTGTGTACAAACCCATCGCATCGCCGTCCAACAGTAAGCGTATCCGCAAAGGCAAGCACCCCTTGTTCGAGTGGAAGGTTATTGATGTGACTGCTAGACCTGAAGACCACGACATCGTGGCGACAGGCAATGGGCGTAACAGCCCACGACAACACAAGAGACGCGGACATTTCAGGCAATACAAGGATGGACGCAGAACTTGGATACCCGAAGCCCTAGTGGGCAAGATTGAGTTTGGTTATATCTATCACAGCTATACAGCTACACAACAAAGGAGAAAGTAAATGATTACTGATGACGCATACGCCCGCATCGACAAGATGTGGCAAGACAAACAGTACGAGGCAATAATCGGCCAACTACAAATGGAGGCAGATGATCTCATCGCCAAATACAAACACGAGATCGTGCGCGATGGTGATTGGTGGTGGGGCACAGACACGCACTCGTTCAACATCCACTCGCCTGACAATGACGATTGGTTCAACGTCAACGTTTACAAGTTCGATGCCAAGAAAGGTGAAGATGACTACAGCCAGTGGATTGACTTACCCCGTGTTTTTATTAAAGGAGAATGATATGCAAGGAATAGGCGAATACTACGATCACCTGTTGGCTGAATACCAACGCAAGATTGACAGACAAGCATACGAGGAAGAAGAAAAGGAGAAAGAAATGGGACGACTGAAAGAGAAGATCATCGAGTTACTGGAGGAGAACCACCCCGCAGAACTTGAACGCCTGACAGGGTACGACGACACAACATGCAAAAAGATCGTGCATGAGTTGTACATGGAAGGGTTCAATGATCGCAACTGTTGGGAGCCTGAGAGGGTAGGTGACATATGGGTCATCTTCGGCAAGAACTTCTCGGGTGAGTGGATAGATGAGAACGGCGACTACCGAGGGTTCGACACTGAGCGCGAAGCTAACGACTACATCAAGGAGACATTTAAATGACACCAGAAGAAATTGAAGCACGCTACGGCAAGGAAGCGTTGGATAAGCTGTACGACTGCTTGCTACAAAACCCTGTGCACGAGTTGGCTGACTGGATACTCACGTTCTACGATGAGCAGGCCATTGATGCGTGGATCAAACAATTAAAAACAGATGAGGAGGACGAGGCATGATGACACCCTATGAGAAATTCGAGCGGGTAATACTTTTGTTAGCGATCATGGTGCTTGCCCTTGATCTCTTATACTGGCGACCCTTCTGACTACTATCAACAACCTCTTTTCTAGGGGAATTCCCCTTGACTTCTGTCTAAGCCTAGACAAATAATGGCAAAACTAAGGAGAAACTGTGCAAAAACACACACCCTATGACACAGGAAAGGTCAAGATTGGCCTAACCTATACACCACCCCCACCCTCATCCACGCCTGAGTCCGACTGGATACAGGGCATTTTGCTTGGCGACAAGCAGGGGATGGACGAGCTTATGCTCGCCACAGTACAGTCCATCGGACTTATTGCTTTCATCGTTATCGTCATGCTATTAACAGGAGGAACCACAGATGCCTGACATTCAAACCGCGCTATCCAATGCGCTTAACAACCAACTTAAAAACACAATCAACGACTGGGAGAAAGAAGATATGCAAACCACACAAACAAACACACAACCAAAGTCCACTAGGTTCTTTGACATCACCAACAACGTAACCCGCGCTACGTTCGACTACGTGAAGCACCGCCCCAATGAAACCTCGGCTGAGATATGTGCGTCGATGGCCAAGCTGGGTTACAAAGAAAGTTCGGTAGGCTCGCTCCTTGCGCAGTTTGCCAAGCAAGGGTTAGCTGAGCGCGATGATCGTGGCCGATACATCACCATCGTGCCTGAATACAAACCACTTAAAAATAAGAAGAAAGAAGCCAAGGTGGTGGCTAAACCAGTGGAAACACCCAAGCGCAAGTATGAGAAAAGATCAGAAGGCATTGCTGCTTTACATTCGGATACGCCTACGGCTTCTGAGCCCTTACTATACACAACCCCACCCAAACGCTTCGTGACTCTTGTGCGTAGCAAAACGCCTGATGACATCTTGAAGGACATGACTGGGTTCCAAGCGCGTGAGTTGTACGACTACTTGAAGAAAATGTTTGGAGGCTGACATGAAAATTAAACATACCGCCGCATTTCCATGGTTAATCGACGATGGAGAGCACCTTAAAGGTGAGAAAGGCATGACCCTGCGCGACTACTTTGCGGCTAGAGCTTTGCAAGGTTTAATCAGCACTGAAGGTGCGGGCTCTGCTGAGAGGTATGAAGAGATTGCATACCAACTGGCAGACGCAATGCTGAAAGCGAGGGACGACTGATGTACGAAGACGAACCAGTCAACGAGTACCGCATCAAGGTCACAGTCAGAAACAACCTGATCTTGAATGCGATTGAGAACGCGGGGTATAAGAGCGTGGCAGATTTTTGTCGTGCCGTGAATTTGCCTAAGACTGCGCTGACAGAAATAATAGCCATGCGCAGACCCCCGATCAATCAAAGCGGAGAGTTCAGTGAGCATGCCAAAGCGCTCATGGATGAGTTGTGCGTTGCACCAACCGATCTGTGGACATCAGAGCAACTGACGTTGCAGATCAGACGCAATACCGCACAACGCAGTGTCAGTGCCGACGGTATGCGGGCTGCATTAGGCATGAATGCCGAGGAGATGCTTGGGTTAATGAAGCCTGATGATCTTGACGACGTGGTGCTCAAGCATGAGATGGTGAACGTTATTGAGGAGCAATTATCTTCACTTTCAAAGCGTCAAGACTTGGTACTGCGTATGCGTTTTGGCATAGGTTGTGACGAACATACTTTGGAAGAGGTGGGCGAAAAACTTGGTGTAGGCAGGGAGCGTATTCGACAGATCGAGGCCAAGGCTTTGAGGTTGTTAAAGCATCCAAAAAGGTCTGACGAGTTGAGACGGCTACTACCTGAATATGAGATACCCGTAAAAGTTAATAGAAATTTGAGCGTTTGGCGCACATGCCGGCACGAATTTATGCAAGGTTTAACCGACAGTCGAACGCTTAAATGCCCATACTGCGGAACAACAGATGATCAATTTTATTACCTTTTAAAAGGTCTATCTAAAATTGACCAAGCCCTTGTGCGAAAAGCCACCGGTATTCATTTACCAAAGGAGGAGAACAATGACCAAAGGATTTCTTGACGACATACCCATCTACAACATAGCCCGCGATAAGGCTTGGGAGGCATTCATCAAGCGTAAAGATGTGAAGCATCTAACTAAGCATGGTGTATTTGACAAAGGCTTTCCACTGTATGGTGGCTACTACGAACTGTGGTGTCAAGCATGGGGTCGCGCTTGGGAAAGCGGGTTTAAAGATGGTTACGAATCAGGCTGGGCTTCATGTGAATTATTAACAAAGAAAACCAAGGGGAAGAAATGAGCGAGGCAAGTTTAAACATATGGGAAAAAGCGCTGGGATGGCGCAAGCGGCAGATGATCATCAAGCAACTTGATCCTGTAAGCAATCAGATCAGGAATAACACCTTGGAAGAAGTTGCCAAGGAGTTTGACCAAATGAAAAACGGTGGCGACACCTCGGCAAGCTTTGCCGCCTACGTAAGGAGTATGAAGAAATGAACGGGTTTGCACAGCAACAGCTTGAGATCGGTAGCAAGCAACCAACACATAAGTTTAAACACTGCGATAAATGCGCAGCCAGCAAACCACCGGAGGGTGGTATTCAGATGAATCCTACTAAGTGGTACTGCGCCCCTTGTTGGGCGTTACGAGCCTCAAGGAGGCCAAAGAATTCCTAGCCAAGTGTCGGTTTAAGTTGCTTGTACTAGCCTTGTAGATGTGACTGTAGAGCAACGGGGTTTGAAGGACTTGGCTATGCGGTTTTACGACCTTCTGACTCCATATTCCAAACTATGACGGGGGGCATAGACGAATCTACTAACCCCCCACTTTATTTTTAAGGAGAAAAAATGCCTAGACCCAAACCACCATCACCACTCAAAGGCCGCAACATGCGGATGTCTGATGTTGAGTGGCTAATGTTTCAAGAGCTTGGCGGGGCTGATTGGCTTCGCAAGTACGTGAAGAAGAAAGCAAAATTTCCGGCTCAGCACTATGAGTTTAAACAACAGGAGAAATCATGATTCAAAAAGCAGACGATTATCAAATAGATGGCCGCCATTACAAAGACATGGACATGCAACCGTGGGATGTGATGGAGGCAGTGCTTACACCCGAGGAGTTTGTTGGGTTTCTGAAGGGAAACATCATCAAGTACGCCATGCGGTCGGGACATAAGGAAGGTTCTCACGACTCCGAGAAAGCCCGTCACTACGCTCATAAACTTTCAGAATTTCAGGCGTTGCTATGAACGAGTGTAAACGCGAGTACTGCGAATTCATCGGCAGCAAGGCTTTTGAAGATGACGGCGGATGGAGCTACGAGGTTTGGACAGCAGCTCAGCAGGCTGTGTTTAAACGCATAGCTACAAGGTTTGCCGGCTACAAAGACATTGACTATACGGGTCATGAGATAGCTCGCTACGTTAACTTCTTGGCTAAGCAAGATGTACCGGAATAAGAAACTACTTGAGATTGTGCGGGAATCACCCTGTCAGATCTGCGGTGCGCAGGATGGCACGGTGGTAGCCGCTCATTCCAACCAACAACGCGATGGCAAGGGAATGGGACTCAAAGCCCACGACTACAGAATTGCGGCACTGTGCTACACCTGCCACGCCAAGATTGACCAAGGCTATGAATGGACCAAGGACGCCAAGTTCAAAGCTTGGGATGAAGCCCATCGCAGAACCATTGGATGGCTCTTTGAGGGGGGTCATCTTACTGTGCAATAGTTTTCTTAATTTCTCGGATGTTAGATGTCATTGCAATCTGAGCTTGCGTGATGGCTGACAGCGTATCTCGCTTGTCTTCAGCAGACATGTCTGACGATCTGATTTGGATAACCGCTTCACGTAACGTTTTCATTTGTTTCTCTACGCTACTAATGTAGTTGCGTATACCAAACAAGTGAGCGTTCTTTTCAACATAGTCAGCCATGTCTTCCACGTTTCCTGTGCGCTCCATGAGATTGACGGTTCTTACAACCTCATCTACGGAGTTCTTCAGGTCATAGTAGGCGGTGACAGTTCCTTTGGCTTCCTTGTCCACAATGAATCGTTTGATCACAGGCATCTGCTCAAAGCGTTTGGCTGGCTTAGGTGAGTCACCATTACTAAACAGGACTGCATCAATCAGGTCAATCGCATACATGCCAAGAGATCCTGTGTAGCCCTTCATAATGTGATCCACAATGATTGGGGACTCACCCAAAATTCCACCCAGCTTCTTGGCGGCTTCTGAGGTATTGGGAGCCATTTGGTATTCTTTGGCTACGTTCTCCATACCCTGTCCCACAATAGGACGCATTGTGAAGAACGAGTAGTTTGTACGAGCCTCAACAAAAGGCAGAACAGTCTGAGGAATTGGGTTAAACGCAAATGTGGTAATCAAGTTACGTTTAAACGAGTCAGCCATATCCTTGCCGGTGTCGCTACCAAATGAATACTCAAGGATACGTTCAGGAACGACCTTAAACAGAACACCCACCTCAAAAGGAATTGGAATGCGGAT